TGATGGCGCCGCGCGTCTGGATGGACAAGGGCGCTACCGATCTGCTCAACAGCCTGAAGCGCTACAAGCGTGTCCAGCACTCCAATGGATCGTTTGGTGCCCCAATGCACGATGACGCATCGCACGGATCAGACGCATGGAGGTATCTTGCTGTCGTCGCTGACAAACTAAGCAATGGCCTGAACGAATCAACGTACGACTTCGGCCCCGGGGTAAGGCGGTAAATGCGCTAATATGCGGCCAGTTTACAAAGGGCCGCAGAATGCCGAAGGCAGATCAGACCGTAATCGATTCCGTCGAGGCGTATCAGGATGCGCTCGAAGTCTGCACCAGCCAGCGTGAGCAGATCAAGGAGGATCTGGCCTTCTCCGATCCATCGAATCCACGCCAGTGGGACGAGGAAGAGAAGAATGCGCGGGAGCGCGATCCTGGTGGTGCGCGGCCTTGCTTGGTCTTCGATCTGGTCGGCCAATACATCGCAAACGTTGCCGGTCAGGTCGAGTCGCGGCCTCCATCGCTCCATGTGATCCCAGTCGATAGCGGCGCTGATATCAAGGTTGCCGAACAGTTGGACGGCGTATTCCGCTCGATTGAATACGCCTCACGTGCGCAGCAGCATTACGCGCGCGCAATGACCAGCGCGGCTCGGGCTGGGGTTGGTTACCTGATCGTTCGGCCTGAAATCACCGATGCCGCGCTCCGGTATCAGATGCCGATGATCAGTTCGGAGGGTGATCCTCTTCGCGTGCTTCTCGACCCTTGGTCGGTGGAGCTTGACGGGTCGGATGCTGACTTCGGGTATGTGCTCACGCCGATGAGCCACAAGCAATTCGAGCGCAAATACGGCAAAGACGCCCAAAAGGCGTCATTTGGCGACGACGACAGCAGCGCAGACGAGCGGGATTCCATCGTCGTGGCTGAAGAGTGGCGCACCGAGGAAAAGACCCGGCTTGTCATCACATATACGGACGAACGCGGGATCGATCAGAGTCTGCCGGAGGAAGATTTCGCCATCGCGATGCAGAACGGCCAGCAACTCCAGGCTACCGGGCAGTACAAGGACAAATATCGGTGTGTGAAGTGGCGCCGATTGTCAGGCGCCGAAGTGCTGGAGGCTGAGCGGGAATATCCGTCGTCCCACATCGGCATCGTCCCGGTGTATGGGTATGTCGGCTACTCGGACAGTCGGATGAGCTATTGCGGGCTACCACGGCGCGCGAGGTCAGCGCAGCAGACATACAACCGCTCAGTGAGCGACATCCGCGCCTACATGGAGAACGCACCGCGCAGCCCATGGGTTGCGTCTGTGCGTGCGGTGCGCGGCTTCGAGTCGCTGTGGGAGCGCGCGAGTGTCGAGGCGCGCGGGTTCCTGCCATACAACGATGTTGACGATCAAGGGGCGCCAATTGCACCGCCACAGCGGATGCAACCCAGCATCAACCTGAACAACCTGATGGCATCGGCTGAGTCCGCCAAGATGGACATTCAGTCCTGTATTGGCATGTACGCGGCCAACCTTGGGCAGGCGTCAAACGAAACGTCAGGCGTCGCAATCGAGTCGCGCAAGCAGCAGGGCGAGGCGTCCACTGCGCATTTCCCCTCGCATCTGGCGGCATCCTTGGGGCAGGTCGGGCGCATCTGCCTCGACATGATCCCCCGACTAATCGACACGAAGCGTCAGTTGACGATCATGGGACTCGATGCCAAGCCGGGCACGGTGATGGTCGATCCCGAGCAGCCGGAGGCGATGGCTGAGACGGAGCGTGGTGTCGTCATCAACCCGTCTGTCGGCACGTACGACGTTCGCATTGTCGTTGGCGCCAGTTTCTCGACCCAGCGTTCGCAAGCGCAGGAGGCTTACACCGAGATGATGCGGGCCAATCCGTCCATCATGCCGGTCATTGCACCCCTTTGGGCGCAGACGCTGGACGTGCCCCATGCCGACAAGCTCGCTCAAGTGCTGACGGCCGTCGCCCCCCCGGAGGTCAAGGAGATCCTCCAGCCGGGAGGTAGCGGCGAAACCAAGGAGCAACTCAAGTCGAAGCTTCAAGAGTCCTCGAAGGCTCTGGAAGAGGCGACGCGCCTCGCCAAGGAAGCTCAGGCCGACGCCGATCAGGCTCACGCCAAGCTGGCAGAGCAGGCCGAAGAGATGGCGCAGAAGGACGACGAAGTGTCGATCAAGGCGTATGAGGCGCTGACGAATCGACTCAAGGTCACATCCGTGATGATGCGCCCCGAAGACGTGCAGGCCATCGCGCGCGACACCGTCATGGCGATGCTGTCTCAATCCGCGCCAATGGACGAGCCAGAAGCGGCACAAGAAGTACCAGAAGCACAAGAATCGTTCCCCGCACAGGCGATGGAGGCTCCGACAGAGAGCTTTGCGCCTGAGGCAATGCCTAGCGGGGATTTCTCACAGGAGGGAGGACCTCCGAGTGACAGCCAGCCGGAAGAACCGGCGCCCCCCGGAGAGTTTCAATGACAACGACGGTACCCTTTAAATCCACTGTCTCTATCACCCTGGCGGTCGGTGACGACTGCTATATCGAGTCAGGCGGTGGCCACGCCTCGATTGACGTGGCCCCTGTCAATACCGTGTCGGACCTGTGGAAGATCGGCCCTTCGCGCTGGCGGCATCGCTTCGGCCCCTACTGGCGTCGAACCGTGCTGACGATCACGAACGATGACGCGTCACTCGGCTACACGTTGACCTCTGAAGGCGGATCGACCCCGGCGACATCTGAGCCCTCGACCACGCTTGCCCTCGACAGCACGATCCGCCAGTATGCCGCGCTGACGATTGAAGGGGCCACGGCCATCACGGTGACCGGCACGACGCTGGGTGCTGTGGCGTCTATGGTGGTCCTGCCCAATGGCACCGATGTGCCGACGATCTCGGGCGCCGATGAGTGGGCCACGAGCTTCGGCTACCTGAACACGACTCGCATCCCGAACCGCCTTGATGTCTGGTACGACGGCGTTGCGCGTCGGTATGCCTGGAGTCAGCAGGCTGTTCCGGCTGCCGTGGCTGCACCAGCGCCCGGCCCGGCCCCTGCTCCATCACCAAGCCCGGCTCCATCCCCGTCACCTAGTCCCGCTCCTGCCCCATCCCCGTCGCCAAGCCCGAGCCCATCACCGGCCCCTGCTCCAGCCCCGAATGACGCTGACGTGGCCGCATGGCTTGCCGATGTCGCCACTGTCGGCGGGACGGTGACCGCAGGCCAGCAATCTGCCGTAGAAGCATTCGTTGCCAGCGCGAAGGGATCTGGCTACTGGTCGTCGCTGACCCGCGTGAACCTGTTCGCAGGGGACGCCATTGCCGCGACGGTGCCGCTCAAGAAGTCGGTCGGCGGCTTGACCGATACCCTGGTCGGGATGACTTCGGGCGACTACTCGGCCGCAACAGGCTGGACGACCGATGGCGCCACGAAGGCCATCACGACCGGCTACACGATCAACACCACGACGGTCGGCCTGTCGGTCTACCTGCGCACCACACAGCCCAGCAACACGACCGGCTACGCCCCGATGGGCAGCGCATCCGGGACCGATGTCTACCGGATCTGTGCGAACCGCAACGCAGCAGGCACCGCAGCCGCTGGCACCGTCTCCGCGCTGACTGGCACGACGACCAATGGTGTCTCGACCACTGGCGGGATGAGCGCGGGTCTGTGGCACGTCGTTCGTCGCGGGGCGACCGATCAAGAGCTGTTCAAAAACGGCGCCAGTGTCGGAACAAGCACGACCAGCACGGTCGCAGGCGCAGCTACCTCGGTGCTGGCCTTGTTCGCGCAGAACACCACCGCTGGCCTCGTGGCTCGCTGCGCCAACGGGACTGCAATTGGCGCCTATGCCTGCGACATCGGCCTGACTGCCCAACAGGCAGCGACTTTCTACACCCACATGCAGGCGTATCAGACTGCGATGGGCAGGCAAGTATGATCCCGCGCCCATACCCACGGGCGCCGATCAGCGCGATGAACATCATCGCCCACGGCAACAGCCTGACGGCCGGGACCGGCACCAGTAGCGCGGCCGCGCAATGGACTGCCGTGGCCCAAGGAATCCTCGGGGTCGCGGTCAATAACCAAGGGATCGGCGGACAGACCATCCAGGCGATGAAGACGACCGCGCCGAATGCGGTTGACGCGAATCTCCAGGCCAACAAGCTCAATGTCTTGGTTGCCTGGGAATTTACGAACGAGATTTCGACCAATGGGCGCAACGCAGCAGCCGCGCATACCCAATGGGCGAGTTACTGCAATGCGCGCCGGGCCGCAGCGGCCGGGAAGAAGCTCTATATCGTCACGGTCGGGCTAATTCCTGCCGGTGCCGGGGCATCTGCCGATGCAACCGCAGAACGCATGGCCGCAATGACGGCGGCCGATGGCCTGCTGAGGAAGAACTACCGCGCCTATTCGGATCAGTTCATCGACTTGGCCGCGCATGAGCCTTGGAAGTCGCTGTATGCCGGTGGTGATTGGTCAACCACCGCATTCAACTCGGCTGGTATCTATCACCGCTCGGACGGCATCGCTGATGACCGGGTTCACATGGGCGACGCTGGATATGCGCGGGTCGGGCAGATCGTGGCCCAGGCGCTGAAGCGGGTTCGCCGCTAGACGCTGTACCAATTACGCCATACCCCTAGAATCTGAACATGGGTAAGCCATTAAGGAGTGGGGATGGATGAGGAAAAAGAGAAGGACGACATGTACGACGATGGTTATTTCAGTCTCGACAGGCGAATCCCGGTATGGGGAATCATCGCCTTCTGCCTGACCATCCTCGTGTCAGGGATCGTTGGGAGCTACAGCTTTTATGCATCAAATCTGCGCATGTCCGAGTCTGTGGACAAGCTGACGGTCGCAGTCCAGCGCCTGCAAGATAACCAGATTGCGTCCAATATCCGGGATGTACAGCACGACGGGCAGATCGCCACGACGATGGCGGCAATTGCCAAGCTAGAGCGCGATGTTGAGTTCCTGAAGAATAGCCAGCGCCTGGAGCGCAGGTAAGAAAGACCACCACCCGAAGGAGAACCGATGGATTCCGAAGAAACCGTTGTCCCTGTAACGGCCCCGACAGAGGGCGCGACAGAGCAAGTCGAGGCGAATGATGCGACTGAGGCTGAGAAGGTCGAATCTACTGAGCCGAAGGAAGACAAGCCCGCGAAGACGCCGGAACAACGTGAGTTGGAACGTGCCCGCAGGCGCATCGATAAGCTGACCAAGCGGCTTCATGAACGTGACGCTATCGAAAACTACAAGGCGTCGCAAAAAGAGTATGATCCGCCACAAGATGATGAGCCAGTAACGCTCACGCGCGCTGAACTCCAGCAAAAGATCCGCGAAGAGGCACTTAAGGTGGCTCCAACGGTAAAGGAGCAACAGGCGCTGTTAGAGCACCGGCAGGCCGTCATTTCTGCCCTCGATAAGGATTTCGGCACCGAGAAATTCAACGAAATCGCGGCGGACTTGGATGAGGCGGTTGGAGGTTTGGCCGACAGGAAAGGCAACCCGCGACCAATCGCGGACTTCATCTTTGAGTCCGAGAATCCGCGAGCACTGATTGAATACCTCGCCGATCCAGAGCACGAGGACGAGGCACGGGCGATTGGCAAGATGACTGCCATCCAGGCGGCGCGCACGATTGTGAAGATCGAAGCGAAGCTGTCGGAGAAGCCGAAGCCCTCGAAAGCAGAAGAACCGCTGTCGGCGATCAAATCTTCCGGCACGGGCAAGAAATCGCTGTTCGAGATGTCGGATAAGGAATTCTTCGAATCTCGGCGCAACCACGGCAAACGCAAATAGGAGGACTGAATGTCCAACGTCTTTAAGGTCACCGACATGGTGGCGAAGGAAGCTCTGCGCATCGCGCACGAGAAACTGCAATTCATCGGCACCATCGACCGTCAGTATGACGAGTCGTTCACGTTCAAGCCGGGCGCTGGTCCCAAGGGTTCGACGCTGCGCGTCAAGTCGCCCAACCAGTACAAACGCCGCCAAGGTTCGCGCGTCATGGACGTGCAGGATCAGAACGAAGAAACGCAGACCCTCACCGTCGCGACCCAGGACGGCGTGGACATGCGCTTCAACAGCCAGGAGCTGATCCAGTCGGTGTCCAACGAAGGCGCGTTCAACGAGCTTTCGAAGCACTACATTGAACCGGCGATTGCCGTGCTGTGCTCTGGCATCGAAGCCGACATGCTCGAATTCGCCACCAAGGCGACGTATCAGGTCGCAGGCACCGCAGGCACCGCGCTGACCGACCTCGTGGCCGTTGGCGCAGCCCGCGCGAAGCTGAACCAGCAATTGGCCCCGAAGGACGGCAACCGGTTCATCCAGTGCGATTCCGTCGCAATGGGTGGTCTGGTGAACGGCCTGAAGGGTCTGTTCCAAGACTCGGCGCAGATCAAGGAGCAGTACCGCGAAGGCATGATCGGCCGCACCGCGATGGCCGACTGGTACGAAAATGACCGCATGTGGACGATGCCGAACTCGGCAGACGTGGCCGGTGAAATCAACGCCGGTACGCTGACGAGCGGCATCACCACGCTGACGGTCGACGGGTTCACCGCTGCACCGGTTGCCGGGATGGTCTTCACCATCGAAGGCACCTATGACGTGCATCCGGAAACCAAGGTGGCCTATGCGCACCTGAAGCAGTTCACGGTCACGTCTGCGACAACGACCAGCATCACGTTCAGCCCGGCCGTGATCTATGACACCACGGACCCGCGTCAGAACTGCTCCGGTGCTCCGACCGACAACGACGACATCACGTTCGTCGGCGTTGCCAGCACGAACTACGTGCAGCAACTGATGTACCACAAGGAAGCGTTCCAATTCATCACGGCCGACCTGCCGCTGATGGATGACGCTGCGAAGTGCGTGCGCAAGAAGCTGGACAACCTGTCGCTGCGCGTCTGGCAAGCGTCCGACATCCGCAATGACGAATTGCTGATGCGGATTGACATCCTGTACGGCAAGGCGGCCCTTCGCCCGGCTTGGGCCTGCCGAGTCATCGGCGCCGCGAACGCTTGAACCTGAGGGGGCTTCGGCCCCTTCTCCAGATCAAAGGATTACCAAATGGCTACCATTTCCACGGCTCTTGAGAGCCTGAACTATCGCGGCCCGGCCGGCTGCATCGCCACCGGCCTGCACCGTCAGGTCATCGATTCGGTCGGCGCAACCCGTACGCTGCTCGCCGAAGAGTCGGGCGCACTGTGCATGTTCGATGCTGCGGCTGGCAATATCTACACCCTACCGGCCCCGGTTCCTGGCATGCAGTTCGAGTTCCGCACATCTGTTGCGGTGACTTCGAATGCACAGAAGGTCATCACTGATGCGGCCACGACGTTCATCGTCGGCTCGGTGATGCTCGGCTCGCTGACTGTCGCAGATTCGGGCGACGTGTTCCAGGCTGATGGCACCACGATTCGCGCAGTCAGCGCTGATGGCGTCACCAAGGGCGGCCTGATTGGCGGCAGCTATACCCTGACCGCCATCAGCTCCACTGTCTGGAGTATCGAGGGCGACCTCGTTGGCTCTGGCACGCTTGCGACGCCTTTTGCGACTTCATAAATCTTCGTGTGGTTGCCGGGACATCCGGCCTTTATGCACCCGGTTAATCCCGGGTGCTTTTTGCAGGGTTCTGAATGGTCTACGTAAAGCATCCTGAGCACGGCAACAAGCACATCCCTCCGGAAGAGGTTAACTCGCATGTCGCCAATGGCTGGGTGGTATGGCCACGCCCGGCCAGCATGAAGAATTTCTCTGTCGCGGCCCCGATTGCCATCGAGCCTGAGCCTGTCAAGCGTGGCCCGGGTAGGCCGAAGAAGGTGTCAAAATGACGACGGCGCGCGACATTCTCGAAGACGCGCTGACATTCAGCCTGAATAGACTGAGCCCGGGAGAATCGGCCGATGCCGATACGCTCGCGGTCGGCCTTCGTGCGCTGAACCACATTGCGGATGAGTGGAACGGCATCAAGAGCTTCCTTTTCCAGGCCATTCTCTCGCAGTCAGTCACGGCGGTCTCGACTGCAACCGGCACGCTCGGGACAACCTGGACGGCCGTTGCCCCTGGCGACGAAATCCTGGGCGCGACGTATGTGCTAGATGGCCTGGACTTCCCGTTGTCCCGGCTGACGATGCAGCAGTACCAGGACCGCGTAGCCAACAAGGCCGAGGTTAACGAGCCTGAGTTTTGGGCGCATGACGGTCTGGCGACGGTGTATTTCTACCCGGTGCCGAACAGTAAATTCATCACGCTGAGAACCAAGGCGGCGGTTGCGACATTTGCCGATGTGGATACCGATTATGCGATGCCCGCTGGATACAAGTCCGCGCTGGCCGCGTGCGTGGCCGAGGCGCTGGCATTCACGATGCTTGGTGGTATCCCTCAGCATCTGTCGATAAAAGCATCCAGCGCGCGGAACAGAATTGCCGCTCAGGCAAGTGACCCGGCGATCATCGGTGGGCCGCCTCGTCGCAACAGCATCATCCAAGGGTACTAGATGACTGGCGGCAGATACTTACCCGCCATTGGACCTAGCTATCAGCTAAGTGATCGCAAGGCGGCCTCTCAGCGCAGCATTAACCTGTATGTGCAGCAGGTCGACGGGCCAGGGGAGGATCCTGTATTCACGCTGAGCCAAGCGCCCGGGTTGACGCTGAAGGTCGATACCGGTGGTTCTGTGCGCGGCAGCTATGCGACCGACTCGCGCCGGTTCATCGTCTCCGGGATCTTCCTGTATGAGCGGGATACTGCGGACGGCCTGACATTGCGCGGCACGCTGGACGTGAGTGGTATCGACAGCTATGTAGCGATGAAGCACGGCCGGGATCAATTGGTGCTTGTTGACGGCCTGAATGGGTACGTGCTGAACCTCGCAACGAATGTCTTTGGACAGATCACCGACCCGGACTGGCGCGGGAGTAATTGGGTTGACGAGATTGACGGCTATTTCGTCTTTGCCGATCCCGATACCGATCAGTTTTACATCTCGCAGATCGACGACGCCTCATCGCTGGATTCCCTTGACTTCAGCAGCGCGGATGCACAGCCTGACAACATCATGACGCACCGCGTCCTGAAGCGGGAGCTGTTCATCTTCGGCACGAGGTCCATCGAAGTATGGATCGACAACGCGGGCGCAGATTTCCCGTTTGCCCGCTACAACTCGACTCCGATCGATATCGGCTGCGTTGGCAAGCGCGCGGTCATCAAGGCGGCCGATGGTCTGGTATTCATCGGCGCCACTGAGCGGGGTCAATGCATCGTCTACATGATGCGAGGGCATCAGCCGCAGCGCATCAGCAATCGGGCCATCGAAGAGATCCTGTCCACCAGCACCGACCTTTCCCGGGTCACGATGTGGGCCTATCAGGTGGAAGGCGCTGAGTTCGTCGGGATCAATCCTCCGGGGCTGGAGACAACCCTCGTATGGGATGCGGCTGCCAATCAATGGCACGAGCGGGCCGAGTTGTTGTTGGGCGAATTGACTCCGCTACGGGTCACCGATGTGACCTACTTCTCGGGCGGTCACTACGCCACTGCCGGGGACGGGGATTACATCTTCGATATGGACGTGAACACCGTCAACGGCGACACGATGCCGCGCGTCCGGACGTGGCCGCACCTGAAGAGCCAATCGGCCGAGATGATGAATTTCCGGTCGCTTGAACTCCAGTGCACGACCGGCCACGGTGGGCAGATCACACTTGAGATCAGCAACGACGGCGGATATACGTTCGGGCCGCCCCTGCTGCGCTCGCTTGGCGTCGAGGGCCGCAGGATGCAGCGCGTGCGCTGGGACTTCCTTGGCGCATCTCGCGACCGGGTATTTCGCCTCCGCTGCACCGATGATGTTCCGCTGAACATCCACAGCGCAAACATAGACGCCGCCTGATGGCCAC